AAAGACTACTCTACCCATCCTATTGAAAGTAAAAGGAAAGTTAAAGCTGATCCCAAAGCTTTTGCTACCCATCCTTTTCAGATTAGTTGCCCTTTAATTCCTGAGAATTATTTAGAGCAATACTCAGAGTTTGCTAATGAGCTTTCTCCTGAAGAGAAGGACGCGCTAGTTATTAACACTGATCCAGTTACATTTGCAAGCAAAATGTTTGGATGGAAACCCAGAGCACATCAAGAGATTGCTCTTCGTTGCCAGAGTAAAAAGAAAGTATTTAGATTTGGAAGACGTTCTGGCAAATCAGATGCGCTTGCCATTGAGATACTATTTCATGCATTTACTAGAGTCCGGGAATACTTTGACGAAGAAATAAGAGAGAACGTTAACGGAATTAAAATTCTTATTTGTTGTCCATTCGATTCTCAAGTAACAGCTATATTTAACAGAATACTTGAATTACTTAATGGCAACTCTAGTCTAAAAAAAGAATTTAGATATAAGCAATCTCCTTACCACCAGATAAGATTAGAGAACGGTGCAATTATCTCTGGGTTTACCACTGGTAGCAATGGAGCTAGTGCTGTTCGTGGCCAGGACGCACACGTAATAATTCTTGATGAGGTTGACTATATGACCGAGAAGGACTTTACTACAATCCTTCCTATTGCTCAGTCTCATAGTGATTGCCTTATTAGGGTAGCATCTACTCCAAGTGGTCTTCGGAGTAAGTTCTATGAGTGGTGCCAAGAGGCTCCAGATTGGAAAGAGTTTTATTTTCCAACAGCAGTTATTGACGAAACACCTTTTGCTCAGACAAAGATTAACTGGAAATCTCTTAGAAATGAAATGAGAAGAGAGTACACTAGTGATGGTTGGTTACAAGAAGTTATGGCAATGTTTATTAGCAATGCTGATGGTGTTTTTGCTGCTCCTCTTGTTACTAGTGCAATGGAGGGATATTCTTACGGTCAAATGCGAGAAGCTAAGATGCAAGGAGAGTTGTCTAGCTTTAGGTTTAGCCTTGGAGTTGACTGGAATACTAGCTTTGGTACTTGGATATGCATTACGGGATTTCATCCTCAGATTGGCTTACAAGTAATGGAAATCATAAACGTGCCAAAGCAAAACTTTACGCAGTTACAAGGTCTACAGAAAATAACAGAACTACTTAGTTTCTGGCAACCACAACATATCTACGTTGACAAAGGTCACGGAGCAACGCAATGGGAAACATTAAAAATGTGGTCTTCCCAGCAGAAAGCAGGAACATATGAATTTAATGTCCAAAGAAAGATTAAGGCATATGACTTTGGTAGCAAAATCTCAATAAGAGAACCTTCTACTGGTCGCCTTATTGAACATCCTGCTAAACCATTCCTAGTAGAGAATGCAGTTAGAAGGTTTGAGGATAAGATTGTTAAGTTTTCATTTGAAGATGATTTGCTTAGAAAACAACTACTTAACTATATTATTAAGTCTCGTCAGCCAAACGGAACTCCTATATTTGGACAAGATAATACAAGTATCGGAGACCATGCACTTGACGCGTTTATGCTTAGTCTTGTTGCATTTACCATAGAAGAAGGGCCAATGGCTCTTTCTAAGAATATGGTTTCTGGCTTTGGAATAACGGAAACACTTGGACATTCGATTTTAAATGATCAGAGTCAAGATCCGTATGCTAAGAAATTAACAGGTGGAGAGCTATTAAGGCACTTGCAAAATGAAAGAAACTCTGCTATAGATAGCAGGAAAAATGGTACTGGTCCTTACCAAAAAACAACAGAACACTACAGTGACCTTGATAGAAGAGCTTGGGAAAGAGATATGATTGTTACTAGAGATGGGAAAGGAAATATGGGACAAGCAATAGCTCCAGTATTTAATTCTCGTCACAATTATCAAAGACCAAGTGGTCGAACAATTAAATAAGGAGTCTTAATGGCGCTTGCCCTATATATTAACGATCCAGTAACTGGCTTGTCTGACCAGATGGTAGACAATACAAATACAAAGATAATAGCCTTCCATGATACAACTGATGGATCTTATCGCTATCAGACTCTTACTCTTCAGAATACGAATGAGAATCTTGGCTATACCAACATATCAGTAGCTGTTGCTATTAATGGAGTGGTAAATGGTCCTATTTCCAATAATGGAATTATCTACCAGCTAATGCCAATGGAATCAGCAACTGCAGACATACGCGACCAGAACTGGGAAAACCTTCCATACAACAATACACTTACACTAGTAGATATTGAACCTGGAGCTATAGTAAGCAGATATCTTATGTTAAAGACTTTTGTACCCAAAGGAAATGGTGTAAACTTTTTCAATGAGGCAACAATCAAAATCAATGCGACTGAGACAACCCTAGCAGGATAAAAAATGGAAAGACTTCCTTTACAGAAAAGACAAATCTTTTCGATAACAAATACACAGCAAGATATTACACTAGAAGAACTTAGTCCTGATGGTAACAACGAAAGACTAGAAAACAAAGATGTGGGTAAGCTTTCTAAGAGTGAACTGAATGGCCTTATTAAAGATCTTCTTTCTAGTATAGAGCCTAATAAAGAATACAATCAAATCTTAGATACTAAACTTTACAACGGTAAAGCAAAGAACATTGACTCTCTTGCAGTAGAAGCTTTGCGCAAGGAGAATAGAGAAGAAGCAAAGCGACAAGCGGCTATCCTAGATAATTTCTTAAAAGTTACAGCGGAAAGACTAGAAGATATAAATTATAGCGTTGCTTATGAAAAAGAAGATCATGATCAATGTCTACTTGCAGACTTTCTATTTCCTACTCATCAGAAAGGAAAGTTAACCTATCAGGAAATGCAAGAACTTAAAGCATACACAAAACTATACCGGGAACTCAAGGCTGATAACCAATTAAGGTCTGCCACAAAAGATATAAAGAATGATCCAATGGTTGGCATGGAGGAAGAAGAAGATCTTAATTCGAAGTATGGTCAAGTAATTAAACTAGCTTACGCATATCAAGCAGAAAAGACTGTTAAGAAAGACTATGATCCTGAGCCTAAAAAGACTTTTGGAAAGATGGCATCTGTTTGGCTTAATGAACTAGAAGAAGATAAAAGATTTAAAGTCTATGAAGAATTTGATATTTTCAGAGATATGTTTGGACTTGAAACAGCTTTAGCTCAAAATGAAATAAAGCTAAGCGAAGATAACATTAGTGCAAAAGTTGGACTAATACCTTTGTTTAATGAGGCGACGAAGGCTAGGGAAGTTGTTCATGGTATAGAGAGTACCCTCAATGGCATAGACAAGCAAAATAGCGCTATTGACGTTCTAATGAGAGGCAAAGAGCCATCAAACGTCAAGGCAAGGGCTATAGGAGAACCTGCTAAAAACCTAGGCGATCTAGTCACAAACTGGGAGGGCTGTTATGATTGCTTCGGCGGAGAGTGGACTAAGCTTGCAAAAAAGCTAGGAGATATCAAAGGTCCAGGTGACATATTTAAAGGTAGTGACTTTGTATTTGGTGTTGATCTTGAAGTGAAACTTAAAGAACAATTAGAAATTACAAAAGCTCTTCTTGCAAAGATAAGGTTTGCTAGTGACATTGAGTTCCAGCTAAAAGCTAACTACTGTTCTCTTCTAAGACTTGGCTCTTTATGTCCGCTTGAATTATTGTTTGTTATTGCAAGTCTAGGCGGACTTCTAGTCTACACTTGGTCTGAGATATTCTCTGCAAATGCAAACTTTGGATTAAATTTTTTAAGAGATCTTATTCTGCGTGGAATTGTTGAACCTCTTTTGAATCTATTGCAAATGAGTATTCGTGCAAATATTAGTCCTTTGCCTAACTATGCTTTGTGCACTATTAATAGTCTTATTAGTGTTCAAGATATTGATAAAGCTGGTAAGCAATATGGTTTTACAACTGAAGAACTATCGAACTGGGTAAATTCAGGCACAGCAGATGAAAGCAAAATAAGTGCACTTACAAAGTTTAGTCAAACATATTTTAACAATGACAATGGCAGTGTTGGTGTAGATCAGCAAGCCGTAGGTACAGCTCTAGAAGGAGCATTGAATAACAATGGCATGAAGTTCCTATCAACAATAACAAATCCTCTCTTTGGTAAAGGTGATGCCCTTGACTCAATCGAAATGATTAAGTCTGTGATATATGACTTTATTGATTGGGTTTCCTCTCAATCAGATATTGTAAAGTATGGCCTTGATGCTTTGAAAGCTTTGATGGGGACTCAAGCTGATAGTAATCTTGTTCTTTGCACAAAGATTATGGCTTTGTCTCAAACTCTAGCCTTTGCCCTTGGGGTTTACAAAGCAGCAACTTCTAAGGGAATTGAACCTTGCATTCCTATGAAAGATGATAATGGTAACCTAACAAATGAAAGCCCATGGGATCCCTGGGATCCTGATCCTAATAGTGATTTCCCAATGAAAGAGTATTTCAATAGCCAACCTGTTTATCAGGAAAAGGCAAGGAATAACAAGAATAAAAAGAATATTAAGCCTATTAGATATCTAATAAATCCTGCAACTGATAGTAGATTTAATCTTACCAATTGCGATAGAGCAAAATCGTCTATAATAAGCAAAGGTGAAAGTCTGGATTTCTGGAGACGAGTTGCATTAGGAGCAAACGTAGACAATGTTTAAATTAAAAGCACAAGTTATTAATCTAAAGAATCTTGCATCTTCTATCCAAACAATAGATGATGCTGAGAGTAAGATACCTGCGCCAAGTTTAGAAAGAACAAAAGATCCAGTATTTAACTATAGAACAACTCGTCCATACTTTATGAATGACTGGCAAAAGCTAGAGCACGACTTCAAAGAAATAGATAAGATTGCCACCATTGAAGCTTACTTACAAATTAGCTTTGATAAGAAGTTATCTTTGTTTATGAAAGAAGGTTACGAGATTATAGGCAAAGACCGAGATCTTGTAGAGTATATAGAGCGCCGTCTTAAGGAAGTTTGCTATGTTAGCCGGACTACGCCTCGTCAGTTTATAACTGACATAGCCAAGAATATCATTAGATATAGTAATTGTTTTGTACTTGTTAAACGCAACGATAAGACATCTGGCGGCTATACCAGAACAGACTCTAAAGGACGCAAAATAGCCCCAATTAGCTCACTTCATGTACTCCCCACCAGTATGATCCAAGTTAAGGTCAACGACCTTAAACAGCCCATAAAGTATCGACAATACAGCGAAGAAGACTGGACGGAGAATACTCGTCCTACTACTGTATATGAGCCTAGTGAGATCATACATTTTCATGTTAATAAGCTTGAAGGTTTTATTGTTGGCACTCCAAGATGCAGCGCAGCAATTGAAGATATTAAAGCTTTGCGTCGCATTGAAACAGATGTAGAAGTTCTACTTCATCAAAGTATCTTTCCAATTGTTCAGTATAAGATTGGTACTGATGCTATGCCTGCTACTATTTTGCCAGATGGCAGAGATGAGATTAGCATGGTTACTGAGGTTATTAATAATCAACCCCCTGAAGGTTTCTTTGTTACTCCTGAGCGTCATGAAATTAAAATGATTGGCGCGGAAGGTCGTTCGCTTAGAGCCGAGGGCTACCTTGACTATTTTAAGAAGCGTGTTCTTGCGGCTCTTGGACTATCAACCGTTGATATTGGCGAAGGCGATACTGCTAATAGGTCAACTGCCGCCACTATGTCTAGTAGTCTTATTAACTCAGTAAAGAGTGACCAGCTTGTGTTTGAGGAGCAAATCTATGCTCATTTGATTGTTCCTCTTTTACAAGAAAGCACCGAAGAGAATAGCTTTGACTGGCTAGACCCAGATAATAAAGTTGCTTTAAGATTCAAAGAGATAGATGTTGAAAACCAAATAAAGAAAGAGAATGCTGCAATTCAACTTTGGCTAAATAGTGCTATTAGCCATGATGAACTTAGAGATCGCATTGGTCTTTCTACTGCGCAGGAAGAGGATTGGGATCACTCTTACTACAAGATGATTACAGAAGCCCAAGAGCTTTTGAAGCTTGGAGCTAACGCAATGTCACCCATCGCAGAAACCTCTGCTAGAAGTGACAAGACACCAATGTCTTCTTCCGATCTAAACAAAGCAAGAGAACTGCAAGCAAAAAGTGCTGCTAAGTCTTCTGCCAAATCTCCTGTTAAAAAAAAAATTCGATAGAGACGCCTAGCGGTAAAGCTAATGCAAATGCCGTTAGACCATCAAACCAGCACGGTACCAAAAGTGGACCAGGAAGTCTAGTTACAAATAGTATTCTAGACTTTGATGAATATCGAGAGGATGTGAATGGATTAGTTAGTCATCTTAAGGAGAAGGCTGACTATGACATTCAGCCTAATTTTACTGTCGATGCTGCCTTTGAGCGTTTCTCTGTTATGCTTAAAGACAACAGTATTAAGGCTTACATCAAAGGCTACTCTGAGTACGCAGACTCTTCAAACTTAACAAATGAAGTAAATACTGGCAATATAGAGTTTCAGTTAAAAGTTCAGAAATTCTTTATAGACAAGTTACATATTGAAATGCGCAATCGACAAGGCAATACTATAACTGATACAGCTAAGACCATTGGTCACAGGATGATGACTATCTACGAGACAGAAAGAATGAGAAGTTATAACTGGGGTGTTTTCAATGCGTTAAAGGATAGTGGCGAAGAATCATACCAGGTATATAATCAAAGTAGTCAGTCTATAATAGATAATAGAAAAATCTTAGATACTAAGTATTATGATTTACCGCCTGATCATCCTAATAGCAAAGTCATTATAAGGAAGGCTAATGAAGATAAGTAAGAGACTATTACAAGAAGGTATTGTTCAAGACTATTTTGTTAATAGCGTTAAGGGCGACTTTACCCATGAAGTTTGGGATAAGAAGAGCCCACACTTTCTTGACTTTAAATACTTTATCAGTGATGGTGTTGCCGAGAATAAAGTTGGCCTAGTAACCCTTACAAAGGTTACTCACGGCATGAGACCTACTCAGAATAATCTTATCTATATGCCATCTGATTTAAAAGACGCAATCCCTACACTTACTAGTCCATACAATATTCCTATTAAGCCTATGCATAAGGAAGTTGCTATTGTTGATGGTAAGAAAATTGAGAATAGAGAGGTAGGCGCAGTTGGTCGGGCTATGGGCGGAACGTGGGTAGAAAACCCTAAAGCTGCTTATAGTGTTAGCTCTACAATGATCAAGGATGGCCTTATACTTAAGGCTCCTGACGTTGCTATGGCTCCCTATATGAAGAAGCTTGCCAAGTCTGGAATGATGACTGATGAGGATTTTGAGGGCCTTGGATGGGTACTTGTCAAGGGACTTGTTACAGATCCAGAAGCTGTAGAGAAAACCCTAGATGGTCGCTATCTTACAGTTAGTGTAGAGATGACTCCTAATGATCTTTACGATTCTATTAGCGGTAAGTCTTACAAGACTGATGAGATGGAATGGGACATTGGTGACGACATTGATGGCACCAAAGCGTATGGCGTTCCAAGCGGTCTTCGCTATCGTGGCTATGCTTATGTTACGCATCCTGCTGATGTTCATGCAAGAGTAATGAATTACAAAGAAGTTGGCGGCGACGCTCTTCAGCAATATCTAGAAAACTTCAAGACTACTATGGTTGTTACAGATTGTTTCAAGAATGCTGCTACTGATATTAGTGACTCAGAGATTATGGCTAGCTTTGACAATGGTCCAGTTGCTACAGCCCCAGTTGAGATAACAGATGATTATGTTGACTTATACGCTCAACTCTCAGAGGAAGAAAAAGCTCTTGCAGATTCTCTAATGACTCTAGCTAGCAAGGTTGGACCTCTTGATAAAGCTCCAGGTATCTGGGTTGGCTACGAAAGTGGCCCAGAGAATGAGAATCTTAGCATTGGCGTTAAGTGTGGAAACTGTGCTCTTCATGCTAGCGAGAATCGTTGTAAAATTATTTCCCAAACTATAGAGCCAAATGGCTATTGCAGGTTTGCTGTTATCCCGGATGGGCTAGTTTCAGCGGACAAGGAAGAGCCTATGGAAGATCAAATTAACTCAACCAACCAAGAGGAGCAAGAAATGCCCACTGCACTATCAGAAGACAATAAGAAAGAAATTCTTTCAATTGT